CCCGCCAATTCTTGAACCCGAAAACCGCATTCAGGTCATTGAAAAACCGCTTCTGGATTTCCTCAGCGGCATAGTTGGTGGTTGTGCGGATCATGGCGCCGTCGCCGCTCGGCTCGATCATGCAAACTCCAGAGTTTTCAAACCACGCACGATACCTGTCGACGCCGACTATTTTCACCAATCGGTGCACCTTGGGCGCTAATCCGTTCTTAGGAAGAACGATCCCAGGTTCCGGCTTCACCGCCAGCCCCTCAATGTCGCGCCAGCGCTGATGACGCAAATATCGGACGCAATCGCATACCGCCTTCGAACTGTCAGGGTAGACCCGTTTGAAGCCAGCCAGCCCGTCGACAGCTTCCCGCCGCTCATCCTCTGACAACGCCTTGAACAACTTGAAAGCTTCCTGCCTTGAGCCCTTGGTGAGGGTCCCGCTTTCGGTGAGCCGCCTCGGATAGGGCAACCAGATCGTTCGTTCGAAATCGCTTTCGAGCGAATCTTTTTCTTCTTTCTTTTTTATAGTCTCAGTCTTATCTAGTCTAGTCTTAGGGGGCGGGTCCTCTACGATTAAATCGGCCCTTATCAATGCGTTATCGTCCAACTCGCGACCATTTCGCTCTGCGTTCGCGTCCGGTTCGCGACCATTTCGCTGACCTTTCGCTATCATTTCGTGAGCATTTCGCGGCTGATTCGCATTGCTTTTCGGGTCGATCTGATCGGGCTTAGGCTCCTTGTTGCGGATGGAATTGATCTCTCGCTCGGCTTTTTCGTTCCACAGATAGCCGTCGCGAAGGAAAACTTTGCCGGCGTCGATGAGACGGGCGACAAGCGCGCGGGCCTTCCTGGTCGATGTGCGGAACATGCCGGCGAGGACGCGATCATTGGTTGGGCAGCCGCGCTCGCTGCGGTAAATCGCATTGCATATGCGAAGAAACGCGGCCTCCTCTTCGAGCGAGAGGTCGGCGGTCCGATGATCCCAGAGCACAGGGTCCATGCGGTAGAACGAAGCCATCAAGCAGCCCCGTCGAAAAATTCGCGGATGTGGGCTATGACGCTCCCGCATTCCTTCCAAATCTCGCGCCCCAAAAAGCGCATAGTGAACACTCGATGTTTCGCGAAAGTCGCCAGCCTTAAATTGTCATGGGCGATCTGCCGTTCATCGGAATAATGCCAGTCCTTGCCGTCAGCCTCAGCGACCAGCGCAGTAACGCCGCGCGCGCTGGCGCGGAGGAACAAAAAATCTGGTCTGTAGTCCCCGATCCATGCTTGCGGAAAAACGACGATTCGCCCGACATGCCCGCGCGCCTCGTCAATAGCTTGCTTGATGGTCAATCCAGCCTGACCGATGACGAAATCATAGCGCGTAATATGCGCCATGAGTTGCGCTTCTATCGGGCTTTCCGTCGCCTCCACGGCGTCCACTACCGGAATTTTTTCAACGGCTCCGTTGCGGATCGCGCCGACGAACGGAGAGTTGAGAATGGAGGCGAGTTTGCGCACTACGCCCGCCTCCAGAGCCCGGCCTTGACGCCGGCGAGGCGCTTGACCTTACCGGCCCGCTCAAGCTCGCCGAGGACGCGCAGCATTTCAGCGGGGCGGCGCGCGAGCCTCTGTGCTATCTGACCGGCGCTAAGCTCCGCTCCGCGCTTCAGGGCGTCGTAAACGCGCTCGGGTAGGTGGACGGCGCACGGCTTCCCCGCGCTTATGTAGGACGATTTGCGGGGCTCTGGGGGGGCTTCTGCGGGGGAGGGATGGTCGGTCATGGAAACTCTCGAAAAAAGCGCCGGCCGGTGAAGCTTCCGGAGTTTCGGCGGAGGCAACGAGGATCAGTCGCTGTCCCAGCCGGCCCGATTACTTGCCGCTGCTTCGCGGGTTTTGTAAAGATGGCTGATCTGTAATTTTTTCCAGAGCCTTGACGGCGCGCTGATAATGGCGCCTTTGGATACGCGCTGCATCGGATAGGTTATACCAGACGGCGGTTGTCGAGATGCCGAACGCTTCGGCGATCTCTCTGAGCTTTGCCCCCTCCGCCCGCATCTTGCGCATCGCCGCTACGCGCTCCGGATCGCGCCTCTTGGGCGGCTCGGAATCCGGCTTGCGTCTGGCGCCGTTGAACTTTCGGCGGTCGATCGGTTCTTCCCGCATTGCAGCCGCCTCAGTCGTCGCTTGAGGTCTTGAATTTCAGATTGAGCCCCATGGCCCAATCGTCTTCGCGCGCGAATCGTTCGACGATCGCCGTCGAAAGTTTTTCGATCTTCGGCTCCATCGATTGCTTGATGAGTTCCTTGATCTCGTCGAACCTTTCGGCGACAATATCGCGAACGGCGCGCGCCGCAGCGTTCTGGATTGACTCCGCCAACACATGATCGAGAAAGGCGATCTTCTTCTTGGCGTAATACCCGCGCTCAGGATCGGGAACTTCGATCTGCTTGTCGAGCGAAGCGCTGACTAGCCGCTCGATTATGCCCCCTTCGCCGCCGACCAAAGCCTCCGCAACTTTCGCCTTGATGATCGCCGTCACCGCATCGTTGATTTCCATCCTTGCTCTCCTTTGTGCCTTCCTGCTCCCTGAACCTGTGAATGAACGCGCACGCTTCGAGATACTCGCCCCAGCGATAGCCGAGCTTGCCAGCGATCCATTCGCCCGGCTTTCCCTCCGCCTGGTAGTGGATGATGCGCTCGTGGGAGGAGGTGAGGGAGATCAAACCGCCCTCCAAACTATAACGCTGACCTTGCCTTCCTTGCGGCGGAGTCCGGAGTCGGCTATTTTATTCAGCTTACTGAGTTCAGACGTGCGGGGCTGGATTGATGCGTAATCGACATTGACGCCCGCCGCAATTTCCCGCGTGGTCGCCGGGCCACGAGAGCGCAGGAATGAAAGCACGATCTGCTGGAGGTGCGGCGCGGACGGCTTCACATGCTCGGCGGCGGCGCGCGATGTGTCGGTTTTGCGAAAGCCCGGCGAATGGGGATAAGGCTCACCGGAGAAGAGGTCAGGCTGCATTATGATTTGCCTCCTTGAAACAGAAGCAATTGCCCACGATTTGGTTCTGGGCGAAATTCTTCTTGCAGGTTTGGAAGAGGTCCGCCCTTAAGCCAGGCCATGACATGGGCTTCCTGTGAAATCGAGTATGGAGAGGTTCCCTTCCTTCCGATAAGCGAAAACCGCCTTTTGCCGTCGCCGCGTTGTTCGAGAATCCAATAGGTGTTGCATTGTTGGCCGGGTATTTCATTGCCTTTTTCATCAACATTCTTGGAAATGCCTTCGACGGCTCCGACATAAGCCCATCGATATTTATCAAGAAACTTCACCCGACCGCCCTCCACACCATCGCCCCGGCGACGAGAAGCGCCACCGCCAAGCCGAAGGAGAAGACCCAGAGCGTGATCCAGATGTCTACGGGGAGGGGCTTTTTCATGGATTATCTTCCGTGAAAGGACGTATGCGCACGGTCACGTTGCGCCCCGTCTTCTTCGTCCATTCCGCCGTCACCCGAACGCAATCGCTATCGTCGATGACGACGCCGGAATTGACAAGCGCGTCGGAGATCGGCTTGATCAGATTGTCGATGTCTCGCCTGCGGTTGTCCGGCTTTCCCGCGATGATGTGAAGCTCATAGGCGCATTTCAGCCTCGGCGGACGTTGCGCCATGATTTCAAGGCCAGCCGCCCTGCGCCATTTCGAATAGCCGCCGGTGCGCGCCCGCCCGCCTCCTGACAGGTTGCGGAACGCCTTGTTGACGCTAGGCGGATACGGCAATTGAAGGACGGACCAGTCGCTCATGAAAGCTCGGATTCCTTCAACTCGCGGATGATGTCGTCATAATGCTAACGGCACTCGCGCGCCTGCCGACAAAGAGCGCGGCCTATAACCTGCCACGGCTTTTGCAGATTCTCGCGCATGTCGAGCAGGCGAAGGCTTTCCGAATCAGTCCATATTTTCCCGCAGCGCCTTTTGATGCGCTTGTCGCCGGCGGCGATCATGCGACTGATCAGATTGCTGATCGCATTCCGGCTTTGCGTCAACTTGGTTGTTTTCGCTATCTCCGCGCCGCTCAAGCCTTCGTTATGCAGCTTTGCAACCAACGACTTTTCCGCATCCGTCCATTTCACGTCCTTGCGGGGCATCATTCACCCCATCACATAAAAGGCGAGGAACGGAAGGCCGATGACCACAGCCGCGAGAATCCCTCCAGCGGCGATCTTCCATGCGGCCCAGAATTCACGGAGAACGTAGCGGCGCCCGCGAGCGAAGGGGGGCATGGCGGGCGCCGCCGTCTTGCACGCCTTCACGGGGGAGACGCAGGCGCGCGAGTCGAAGGGTATGACGAGGCAGTCGTCATCTTCCGGCAAGGGAAGGTCGAGGAGCTTTCTTTCAAGCGGTGTCGGGAAGTCCGGCACGATCACGTTGGCGGATTTTCTCATCTCGCCCTCCGCGTAATGAAAGCGCACGCAAGGGCGATGAAGAGGAAGATGCATTGAACGGCTAAAAAGACCGGTTCGCCCGAAGCTGCCGCATTGGCGACCGCCAGCGCGTTCACCGCCGCCGCGAACAAGAACCAGTGGAATGGGCGCATAGCCCCCTCTTTCGTTTCAGCCGACCGAATACCAATCGTTCGGCTTGACCTTGCCTTCGGTCACTTCGTTGATACGCTCGACCATGTAGGGCGCTGGCGTGCGCCCCGCCTCATATCTCGCGACGACGACGGGGCTTGACGCGCCGATCATCTTGGCGACTTCGCGCTGCGTCAGTCCTCGTTTCTCTCGCCATACTTTGAGCTTCATATCCCGAGACTAACCGCGCCGGTTATCGGCGTCAAGCGGGCTGTGCGAAATTATTTTCTGCGGCCTGTTGACTGCGCTAACCGCTGCGGTTATGTTGGGGCGTAAGCAAGGGAGTCTGAGATGGCAGGCAATCACTATCTTGACGCGGGACCGCAATACGACACCGACACGCCGCAGAAGCTCCGCGCTCAGGAGCGTTTCGACAAGGCGGAGGCCGACCGCGCGGCGTTTCAGGAGCTCGGGCGCAAATGGGCGGATGAAGCGCTGGCGCTCGCAGCGGCGCGGAAGGTGGAGCCGTCTGGCTACTTCCTGAAAATCGCTCAGGAGCGGGGCGAGACTTTCCCGGACTTCGCCCGGGGCTCTCTCGCCGACCATGCCTGTGAGTTTTTCCACCTCCCCGACCCTCAGGATGAATACGACCATGAAATGGGAGAGATCGAATGAGCCCGGAAGAGGCGAAAACCAAATGGTGCCCATTTGCGCGCATCGGCGGTAGCGCTGGCACGGAGGGAGCCTCGTATAATCGACTGTTTCTTCATGGTGGCGAAATCTCGCACGATGCGGCTACTTGTATCGCAGATCAGTGCATGGCTTGGCGTTGGACTGATCGGGAGAATGCCGCGCTTGGAATAAAAGATAGCGGCTATTGCGGTCTCGCCGGGAGGGAGACGGAATGACCTGCCACGCGCAAATCGTTCCCTTCCCTACATGGCGCCAGCGGATGATCGCAGAGCTTGCGCGGGCTGACGCAGAGGCGATGAAGCTCAACGTCATCGCGGAAGGTCTGGCGGATAAACACGGCGACAAGCTCGCCCGCATGAACGCATCGAACGCCGCAGCCATGCTGCGCGGAATCATCGGCGGCGTCATCCATGATCTTGAGAGGAACGGGAGATGAGCGAAGAAAAACGAGAGCTTGTTGTGAATGATCGTCGTCACGTGGCGGCGGATGCAGGTGAACAGCCGCCCGCAACTACGCCTATGGAGATGCTGAGTAGGGCGCTGTCTTCTGGCGCTTCTCCGGAAACGCTTGAAAAGCTCATGCAATTGCAGGAGCGCTGGCAGGACCGTTCCGCCAAGGCCGCATACGATGCCGACATGGCGGCTATGCAAGGTGATCTTCCAGTCATCGAAAAGCGGCGCACGGGCAACAACTGGAAGTATGCAGACTGGGGCGACATAAAGCTGCAAATCAATCCTATCCTGCAAAAACACGGCTTTGCGATCACGCATCGCATTCAGGCTCACGAAAAAGAGCTTGTCGTCACCGCGATCTGCTCGCATCGCGGCGGGCATCGCGAGGAAACCTCATTACCGCTTCCATACGACACGACCGGCAGCAAGAACGCGGTGCAAGCGCGCGGATCGACCGTTCAATACGGCATTCGCTACACCGGCTGCGCCATCGCCGGCATTGCGATCAGCGGCGAAGATAAGGACGGCGTGGAAGCTGACGATTACGACACGTCAGAATGGACGGCCAAGATCGCCGCCGCCGATGAAGCGCATGATAAAGGAACCCTTCTCGCAATCCAGAAAGAACTAAAGGGAAAGCGGACGGAAATTCCAGACGGCGCATGGAAGATTTTAAGCAGCGCATGGTCGGCTGCATTAAAGCGGGCGGAGGCGACGAAGAATGTCTGAGATTCAACGTACTCCAGAATGGTACGCCAAGCGCGCCGGCTGCTTCACGGCCTCACGCATGGCTGACATCATGGCGCGCACGAAGACCGGCCCGAGCGCCAGCCGCAAGAACATGATCGCGCTACTCGCCTGCGAACGCCTGACCGGCCAATGCGTCGAGACTTTTCAGAACGCGGCGATGCAGCGCGGCGTCGAATTGGAGCAAGAGGCTCTGGATGCTTACGCCTTCGAATGCGGCGTCGCGGTGGAGGCGGTCGATTATCTCGATCATCCTGAGTTACCGCGCGTCGGCTGCTCGCCTGACGGTCTTATCGGAACTGACGGACTTGTCGAGGTCAAGTGCCCGTCCGCAATGGGCGTCCATCTGGAAGCCCTGCAATACGGCGCCCATGCGGATCAGTATCGCTGGCAGTTGCAGCATCAGCTATTCGTCAGCCGCCGGCAATGGGTCGATTGCGTCTCCTATGATCCAAGATGGCCTGCGGGGCTTCAACTGGCGATCAAGCGCGTCCTTCCGAACGCGGACGATCAGGCGGCGCTCGCCGGCGAGATCGCTAAGGCCGAGCTTGAGATCGGGCAGATCGTTTCAGAACTGAGAAAATTAGGGAAAATTGCGGCATGAGCACAGAATTGATCCCCGTCGAATCCGTCAACGCGGCGGAGCTTTTCGCAGGCGACGGCCTTGACGGCCTTCTCGCCAAAATCCGCGATCATGCGATCAGCGTCGCGGCGGATGTGAGCACGGACAAGGGCCGGAAGGAAATCGCCTCCATCGCCTACAAGGTGGCGCGGTCAAAAACGACGATTGACGATGCAGGAAAGTCGCTTGTCGCCGACTGGAAAGCGAAGTCGGCGGCGGTGGACGCAGCGAGGAAGAAGGCGCGCGACTACCTGGACGCCCTCAAGGATGAAGTCCGCCAGCCTTTGACCGATTGGGAGGCGGAGCAAGAACGCATTGCGGAGGAGGCCCGCGAGGCCGAGCGCAAGCGCATCGCGGACGCTGAGGCCGCACGTCTCGCCGAACTTGAGCGGCGCGAGGCTGAAATCCGCGCCAAGGAAGAGGCGATCAGGAAGGCTGAGGAAGAGGCGCGCGCCAAAGCGGCGGCGGAGCGCGCGGAACAGGAGCGTATTGAACGCGAGGAGAGCATCCGCAAGGAAGCGGCAGAGCGCGCGGAGCGCGAAAAGGTCGCTGCGCTTGAAGCCGCGAAGCTCGCCGAAGAACGGGCGGCGCGGGAAGCAGAACAGGCGAAGGAGCGCGAACGTCTCGCCGCCGAGAAAGCCGAGCGCGATAAACAGGAAGCTGTCCGCCAAGCCGAACAGCGCGCGCGGATGGAAGCCGAGCAAAAGGAACGCGCGCGTCTTGCCGACGAAGCTCACGCCAAGGCCGAACAAGAACGCCTCGCCGCCGACCGGGAACATAGGCAAGCGATCAACGCCGCAGCGCTCAAGGCGCTTATCGATGAAGGCGTCGGCGAGACGACGGCGAAAAAGGTCCTGACGCTAATCGCGTCGGGCGCGATCCCGCGCGTCAGCATCAACTATTGATGACCGCGCCGCCGATCATATTCGAGTGGCAGGGCGACGCGATGACGCCGGCGACGCCGTTCATGGCGAGGCTATGCGACAAGCATTTCGTGATCGGGGAGAAATACCGTCTTATTGAGGATTACGCCCGCTCGCACAAATCCCATGCGCACTATTTCGCGGCGATCAACGACGCATGGAAGACCTTGCCGGAGACGATGGCGGAGGAATATCCTACATCGGAGCATCTTCGCAAGAAAGCGCTGATCCGCAAGGGTTACTGCGATGAACGCACGTTTGTCTGTTCATCGAAAGCCGAGGCGCAGCGCCTTGCGCCGTTTGTCGCTCCGATGGATCATTACGCCATAGTGACGGTGAAGGAATCGACGGTGAGGGTCTACACCGCGCAAAGCCAATCGACCAGAGCGATGGGCGCGAAGGCGTTTCAGGAGTCGAAGCAGGCCGTGCTAGACTTCATCGATGCGCTTCTCGGCGTTCCGAACGGAACGATGAAGCGGGAAGCGGGGCAATCAGCATGAAACCAACCGTTTCCATAATCCCATCGCGCGAGGCGGTGACGCTTGACCCGCAGCGCTGCTTTTCGGAGAAGCAAAAGGCGGCGATATTCAAACGCGCGGGCGGGCGCTGCGAGGTCGGAGACTGCCGCAAGAAGATACGCGGCAAGTGGACTGCGGGGCACATTCTCGCATGGTCATTGGGCGGGCCGACGACGATTGAAAACGGCAGGGTCGAATGCCCAGACTGTTCCCCGATCACGCATGGCGAGGATACCGCAACGGCGGCGAAAGCGGAACGGCAAGGTCTGCGCAAAGGCCAACAAGCCCGCCGCAAGAACGGATCGAAACTGAAAAGCCGCAACGATTTAGGCGGCGAAGCCTACGCAGCCCGCAAGCAATGGGCGGAGAGAGTGAGAGAGAGATGAGCAGCGAAATGGACACTTTGAATCGTCACTTGGTCGGAATGCAGGGCGGAAAAATTGTGATTATGAGCCCGCCGCTTGGCGGAATGACGAAGGAACAGGCGCTTGTTTTAGCCGCTTGGATTGTCGCAGTCGCTGATCCGCGTGGCGAAGATTTCCAGAAAGTGCTGGACGCCGTGATTTCGACTTAACCAAGGACCCCTCGCAATGACAGAGAGTGAAGCGACGAAGAGGCCGTGGCGCGCATGGCGGAATTCCTGCTTCTGGGAATTAGAAGGCCCAAATGGAGAGGGTATCGGCGATCTATGCGCCTCCGGCGCCGAGGATGACATAGATGGTACCAAAACAGAGGAGGCTAACGCGGCTCTTATCGTCACCGCCGTCAACTCCCACGACGAAGCGCGGGAGCTTCTGCGGGAGGCGCAGCAGGTGCTTACTCATGGGCAAACATCTGACAATCTGGAGGCGGCAGACGCTAAAGAGGCGGTTGTTGCCCGCATCGGCGCTTTTCTAGGGAGGAAGTGATGGCGAAGCCGACAATTCATGAACTGGAAAAGCTGCTCGACGAGCCGGACGGTAAATACGAAGTCGTTCTTAACCCCGACGGCTCCGTGACTACGGCTGAGCGAAAGCCTCATGATTGCCGCTCCGATCCCGCCGTGCAGGAACTCGTGAGAGCGGCTCGTGGGGTTCATGTTGCATTAAGAGAACGTGCTAAATGGTTGAGTGACGAGAGTAATCTTAATGGTGACGCAACTTCACGTGGGCGCGCATGTGAGGCTGGTTTTATCGTGCGCACAAAACTGAAGCCTCTTACTGACGCCCTCTCCAAATTCCCGCTCGAATAAAAGGAGAATCCGCATGACTGACGCTCCGAAATCGTTTGTTTGTTCGAAGAACATGCCGTGGTCTCCCGAACTGTGGAAAGGTTCCGTTATACATCCGGACGCGAAGTGCGTGCGCGAGTATGATGATTACTATGATGGTTGCGACCTTGAAGATTACGAGTGTCCGCATTGCGGCACAAAATGGACGAAGGAAATAGCGCGATGACTGACGCTCCGATAACACGGGAGGGGCGGACACGCGCAATCCATGTCTCATTTGTGCAGCCAGTCACTCTGACGCAAGATCATATGCGCCTGCTCGATTCTATCATCGGCGAGATTTGCGACGATTACGAGCGCGCGCATCCGGGCCGCACATGCTGGCCGGCTGGCTTCGGAGATCGCATTGTCTCCATGCCGATGACGGCGCAGGATGACGCCGATGGAGTGCCAATCGTATTCGATGAAACAACGTATGCAATCGACTGCGCGGAACGCGAGGATTACGATTGGCCTTGTGCGAAATGCGAGCACAAGCAAGGCGATCACGGTCACTGCATCATCGACCCACCAGCCGGTGATTGCGCCTTTGAACCGAAGGCTGCTCCGCCCTCGCCTCCAAAGCCGCGCGGCCTCGTTCCGATGCACGTTTATCTTTCCGCCGTCAACGGACGCTCTGAAATGCGGAAAGCGCTTAAAGAAACGCGCACCGCCCTCCAATCCGCAGAGGCGAAGATAGAGAGGCTGAGGACGGCGCTTAAGATCATCGCAAATGGTGAAGGCGGTCTTGCACCGATACGGGACGCCGCCGGCGGTGTTGTCGATGCGCTTCCAGAAAGACTATCGGCAAGAGAACTTAGCGCAATCGCTCGCACCGCATTGAAGACCGCAGACGCGCCCGGCGGGAAAGGGGAGGGGTAGGATGTCATACAAATCTGCAATTACGCCAGATGGGCCGGTCGTTCGCGAAATCACCGCAACTGGCGAGCGAGCATGGCGTCAAAACAGCCGAACCTCATTCGCTTATTGTGCAGACCACAAAGGCCCATGGGTATCCATAAATATCATCTATCTGCCTCGTGATGTTCTTCACGCTTTCGCCGAGCTAAATCGCGCCCGCTCAACAGGAGGCCAGCCATGACTGAGAGAGCTTGCGAGCGGTGCGGCGACTCTGGTTACGTTTGGCGAGTGCCGACCGGCGTCAATCCGTTCAAGATGCGCATCGAGCAAATTGCGAAAGTCTCGCGTAAGGTTCGATGCGAGTGCGCCCAATTCAAGAAGCGGGAGGAGAGCGATGACGCGCGAGGAACTGATTGAGGCGCTGGAGAAGGCGAGAGCGCCGGATCGGAGATTGGACGCCGAGATTGCCGTCACTTTGCGTATTCCACCACCAGACACGGATGTAACGCATTGGAGCATTACTGGATTTCCGCGATGGCGCGCAGGAAGCGACGGTCGAGTGATTTGCATTCATCTTAGCGGCGAGGACGGGCCACATTGGCGGTCAAAGGCTTATACCTCCTCAATCGACGCCGCTCTTACGCTTGTGCCGGAGGGGCTGAGCTATGAAATCCGTTGTTCGCCGTATGGCGAGACATCACAAGCGGTGATTTGGAACGGCCGGCGGTCGCCCAGCGAGTCGGAAGTCGCGCGCGTTGGCATTGATGGCGTGCGTCCCGCAATCGCTCTTTGCATCGCCGCCCTACGCGCAAGGGAGGAAACATGAAAGACCCTGTGGAGATAATGGCGCGGGCGATTTGGCTTCACGAGCAAGAAGAAAAATGGGGCAAATTATGGATGGAGCCAGACAACTGGCGGTCGGTTCAATATCAAGATCGTGAACCATATCGCAAAATCGCTCGCGCCGTCCTCTCCGCCCTTCGTGATGCAGGGGCGATCAGGGAGCCGAATGAAGAATCGGCGTGGCTGATTGAGAGCTTCCATGTCGGCCATGCTGTCTGGTGGAGTCGCGTCGATAACCCGGAGGACGGCGTCACCGGTTGGTCGGACGATAGTCAGGCGGCCATTCGGTTCGCGCGCGCTCAAGACGCTCAGGCGATTATAGACGCGATCGGTTGGACGACAGCAAAGCCGTCCGAACATTTATGGGTCGATCCGTCGCACAAGTGGAAATTCTTTGAGCGCTACGGCTTCACGTCATGCGAAGTGTGCGGCATTGTTCAGCGAGCGGACGGACAGAACGGGCCGTGCAAAGGGCCTGTGAGAGTAGGCCCGCGCCAGCCCCTTCCCCAACCGCCGGAGGAGAGATGAGCCGCGAGGCTAACATGATCGACATGTTCGAGCGCGTCGGTCGCAAAGTTGAAACTCTCGAAGTCGACCTCGCCCGCCTGAAAGACCTGCTGCGGAAGTGCGACGACGGAATCGGTCTCATAGCAGACGTACACTATTCGGTCGTGAAAGGCTTCGTCCCACGACGTAAATATGTTGAACTCGCTGCTCTCCGCGACCGCATCAAGAAGGAGCTTGGAGAGTGATCCGCAGACTGCTTTTCAAACTGACGCCGAAGCGCTTACGCTGCCGCCTGTTCGGGCATACCGGCAAGGTCTATGAATTGACCGGCCTTGATGAGGTTGCCGGAACCTACGAAGAAATCGACATGACTGAATGCGGACGGTGCGGCAAAAAATTCACGATCGTCCACCATGAAACCACTGAGGAGGCTGAATTCAACGCCGCCTTCGCAAAGGCTCATTCAGCCGGAACCGTGCGGCGGCAAATCGAAGGATGGTTCGAGAAGGACCGCCCCTCTCCCGTTCAGAAATCAGAGGGAGGGTGAAGGATGTCGTCTGCGTTCGAATGTTTTTTCCGTCGAGTGCCGCCGGCAGAATTGCTTGCCGCGCGACTGTTCGGCAAACGTCGAGTTGCGCAGTGGGAAGACGCGACGGTCATTTTCTATGAGTGGCGCGGACGATCATATATAACTGAATGGAGGACGCCTACCTCACGTCCCTCGCCCACTTAGAGAGAAGGAAAGGACAGAAAATGAGATGCTTTAAATGTGGATGCGTTGTCCCTAGCAGCTCTAACGTCTGCGCGGAGTGCGTTCGCGCGCTTGAGTATGAAGAAGAGATGGAGCGCGAGGAACATGAGCGCCAAGAGCGAGAACGGTTAGAACGTGAGGAGATGGACGAACATTTCCGGCGCCACCCGCACGGCTAGTGACTACCTAACATCCCTCGCCCATTTTGCCAGCAAGTAGTCGATGAACGCCTCATAGTCCTCGCCATCGTCCATAGGGCGGAGCGGGGCGGGTTTAGCGGGGGCCTTCGCTTTCAGGATCGCCAGTTCCGCCTGACAGAGCGCCAAGGGCGTATCCATTGGCGGCTTCGATCTTGATGCGCACCCGCTCGCGAGAAGCAAGGTCAGGAGCGCAACCGCCGACAGGGGCGCGATTGCGGCGGATGATCGTTTCGAGGGTCTCATATTCGGCCTTCCTCTGCGTTTCGGCCTCTCCGGCCTTCAGGATTGCGTCCACAGCGGCGGTGGCGTTGTCCCTGATCGCCTGAGCCGTTTCCTTGTCCTGCGCTTCCAGAGCCTTCGTAAGCGCCCTGGCGTTGCGGGCGTCCTCGTAAAAAATGCCGGCGAAGAACGCCAAAGCGATCGGTGCCGCGAATTTCGCCAGCCAGTTCCAGACTATTGCCAGCACGGGGAAAGCCTCATAGGGTCAGACAAATGCAGACGACAAAATCGCAATCGCCTCCCGAAAAATGGGTATCGGATGATCCTGGATTTTGGGGAACCACACGACAACTGACTGTTTGCGCAAAGTGTGGCCAATCTCCGGGCGGAAAAGACAAGCCTCGCCGCATCGCGAACATGTTCAAGTCTTCGATGCATTTTCTTTGCGACGCCTGTTACGATTCCTTGCCGGATTAACGTCCGGCCCGCACTCGCCCTTCCCTTAAGCGGGGTCATGAGGGCTTCCGGCGAACATCGAATCCGACCGTCTCTGGAAGACGATAAAGCGGCTGTCCGTTCGCATCGTACAGGCCGGAAAACTTCGGCTCGCGAATGTCATCGACAAGGGGCTTTTCAGGTTCGTCCCCGAATCCGTCCCAAGCGTCATCGCCCCACCACAGCTTCGGCTTTGCTACATAGCGCGGCATATCACGGCTCCTCTATCGGCCCTCTATAGACAAGATCGACGAAGGCGCGGGGCTCGCCTTCCATGAGCTTCCATTTCAGCTTGCCGCCGACCATGACGACCTTGGCGATCTCCGCTCCCTTGCCGGCGTTGATCCAATACCATCTATTCGGGAGGTAATCGATCGCGGCGCCAGAAACCGCTTGGCCGAGATCTTCCGCGAGCATCATCCCTGCCCGCCTCCCTTGAGCTTGGCGAGTTCGGCCTGTGCGTGAGCGAGGTCCTTCGTCAATTCGTTCTTTTCAGCGATCAGGACCGCGTTTTCAGCGATCAGCTTCGCCTTGTCGCCAAGCACGAGAAACCCGCTCTTGATGATGCGATAGAGGAAATACCCTGCGACCGTCGCGCCGAAGATGAACCCGGCGGCGAGTTCCTTCACTGTCTCAGGTTTGAGCCAGTCTTTTTGCCAGTCCTCCATTCACGCCACCTCTGCCTTAGGAGGCGGAATGCGCGATCGGACAAGACCGCTCCAAGTCCAGCCCCGAAAACGAGCCATAAAAGCGTGATCCAGTCTCGCGCCCCATTCATGTCGGCCTGCCGCTGTTGCGATTAACACGGTGATGACCGACGCCGCGCGAAGGACGCCCAACGTCCAAAGGTAGAAAGCCTGATTAGTCTGGCCGGTCAGGAAATAGGCGAGATGGAGAACCAGCATCGCCGCGAAGAAGAGGACGCACAACGCAGCCCACGCCGCGCGCCTCCGCATCATGAGAACCCCGAAGATGATGATGACTCCGATGTCGATCGAAGCATAAGCCTCGACTGGAGAAATGTCATTGAACGAATTGCGGGCCGCCCATCCAGCCAGCCATTCGGCCAGAAGAACCTCCGCGCCGAGAGTGTGTTGGCGCCCGACCTTCGGCCTCGCGTCGATCAGCGTGTAAGCGAGGACGATCGCGGTCAGCCAGAAATGGCTAGCGGCCCAATTCATCAATCGTCGTCCTTCGGCCCGCCGCCCGAGTTCGGCGTGATGCCGACATCGCCGGATGCGACAAGCGCGGCGTCATGGAAGAGCTTCATGCCGGCCTTGGCGACGGTTTGCCCTGAAACGAGTTTGTGAAAATGCGCCGTCGTCACCCCGCCTTCTGCGGATGCGGCATCGACAATCGCTTGCGCCGCCGCTTTATAGGCCGCTTCCGCCGCCAGCAGATCAGCCTGCAAGGCGTTCACCTGTTCCTGCGTAGCCATGTTCACTCCTTCCCGTTTGAAACCATCCGGCCTGTGTCGGGCCAGTATTGAAGCGTCGTGCATTCCTTCGGATCAATCCGGCAATGCGTCTGCATGTTATAGAGGTTCCTCAAGTTGATCATCTCGCCCATGCCTTCGAATTGCGTCTCGACTTCGATTTCCTTCGCCTTCGTTTCCCGAACGAAGCCTTCAAGTGAGGATTCCAGCGCGCCGATCCGCGCGCGGTTGTCGAGACTGTCCGCGCGCATTTCCGCCCGGATGGTCGAGCCCATGACAAGCTCCTGCTTCAAAGGTTCCACCGCAAGCGCAATCGATATTTGCACGGCCGACCAGACGACGCCGCCGAAAACGACGAGTGCGGCCCCTGCCGAAAGCATCGCAGGCCATGAAAACTGCCTCGACCTCGTGAGCGCATCGACCGCACTCGTCAGCCCGTCCAGTTTCGATGCGACGAGGCGATATTCGCTACGCAGATCATTGATCTGGTCGTAAATATCCTTCTCTGTCGCGTCGCCGTTCATGTCAGAACAACAGTCCCCCGACGATCAGCCCGCCGACGAATGCGGCGGCAAGCTTCCAGTGCGTCAGCAGAAACCCGGCGACCGAGCCGAGCGCGTCTTGCAGTTTCAGCGGCATCATGGCCTCCTAGTCATTGTCCGTAGCCTTTCGGAAGTTGAAAGTGCGGGCCGTCCTTGAATGTTTTCCAGTCGCCGCCCCACTCTATCGGGATTCCCAATTCCGCCGCAGCCTTTTTCATCGCCCGCGCAATGTCAGCATACAGCGAAAACGGCGTCCATTGAAGCGTTCCGTTGACGTAGGCCGCGACATCGAAAGCGTGAGCGTAGCCGTCATGCTGGAGAAGGTGTCGGGAATTCATGGTCTTAGACGCGCCGGACTTAACGAATTCCTTCTGCTGTTCGATCGTCCTGACCCCGGCGGTTACGCCGAAATCCACTTCGGTCAGTTCAATCGCCCGCTTGGCGACTTTAACGAGGTCCGGGTGAACGCCGTTCAGTTTGTCGAGAGAGCGCTGAGAAAGGGAGAAGGCCATCACCACGCCTGCCCTGCATCATAGGTTGCAAAGGTCGAAAGACCGCCGATCATCGTTTGCCATGCGACATGGAAGGCTTGCGTCGTCGTCGCCGACCGGCGCCAGTATTCGCATAGGCGTCCGTCGAAGTTGCGCGTATGGAGCGGCACATTCGGCGGATTGCCGTTGTGGTTGCCCATCGAAAGCGGCGTCGTTCCAGCGACGAATGTTCCTACCGGAGCCGTCGCGACAGTCACCGCCGCGTTGGCCCCGTTAAGCGTGAATATCGGATCAGCCGTCGAGCCGTCATGGCTGTAGCAGAATCCGGCCCATGTGTTGAGGGTCGCGTAGGTGGTGTACCATTTGCCGTCAGTTGTCGAAAACTCGCGCTCAAGAACGATCGCTCCGATATTGTCCTGAATGTATAGATCGTCTCCGTCGCGCATGTGGAAGAGGCGGGCGAACCCGGTGTCGGCGACCCCGACGCCGCCGCCGCCCTTCGCCGAGCGATTGAAGAATATCCCGCACGAGAGCGCCGCATTGTTCGTCGTCAGCACGCTGTCGCTAGCGTCCCCGGCGTTGACGCCTTGGCTGTCATAGCCTCTCGCTGAGAGCCTGTTCGGCCCTCCGCCCGCGATAAGCTGCGTCCCGAATTGCTGGAAGATTTCCCCATTCGCATGGTTCGCTGTCATTTCGACCGTGTAGAGATCGAAATCCTGATAGACTTCTTGGCTTCCATACTGCGCGCTCGCCGCAGGCTGGGTGAGCGTGCCGTCGCCGCCGGTCCTCAATTTCACCACGGCCCCGACGCTCATCGCGTTCGGCGTCCTAGTGCGCAATCTTCCGGTGCCAGCCGTCTTGTTGAAGTTCATGATGTGCAGCGGCAGCCGCGTCGTTTTGTCCGCGAGATAGGCTTTGATGTCGCCGCCGTTCGATTGCGCCTTCTGGAAGAATTGATGCGCCGCACCGCCGGGAAGGAGGCTTAGATCAATGTCCCACACAAATCCGGCTTCAAGCCCGGCCGCATAAGCGAGCGTCGCCGTCGTCTCCCATTCCGTCTGCGGCGTCGGCGGGGCGACCCCGGTCAGATTCTCGACATGACGCCAGAACACATTACCCCTGAGTTCGATGGCGTCGATATGCGGCGAGGCCCCGCCGGTGATATGCTGCGCGGTGTTTCCGCTAACCGTTCCGTAGACGAAGTTATCGGAGGTGCGCTTGATCTCGATGACGCCGCCAGACGCAGCGGCGTAATAGGTGATGGTGAGGTCATGCGCATTGCCGTCGAGAAGATCGAGGCCCGTCGTCGTCACCGCGTCCGGCGCGGCTTGGCCGAGATAGGTGAGGGTCAAAGCTCCTGACGCGCCTGGCTTCATCGCGACGAAATCGCCATTCGAGGTCATGTTGAGGCGGCCGTATTCCGCCGTCCTCGTTCCGTCAGGATGAATTATGAGCCTAACGGCCCTTGTAGCGTTCGCCTGTAACGAAGAGCCGAGTGAGAATAGGCCAATCTCGAATTCATTGGCGCTGTATAGCGCCCTGTCTCCAGCATCATCGACGACGGTGAAGCCGTTCGCCAAGACAGCTCCGGCAAGGATGAGGCTCACGCGGGTTTCTCCTTCGAAATCTTCAACGAGGTTTGTCGGAGGCGTGATCGAACCCGCGCCCTGACGCGAATTGTCATAGATCGCCTTCGCCGCGCCGGCGGTCGGAATGGTTCCGATCGAAGTGACGGGAAGTTCGAACCACGGAGCCCCCGCCGTCGCGAGATTGTCGTCGCGGACGTATTTGTAATAGTTCGAAATGATCTTGCCGGGGTAAAGCGCCGTGAATTCCTGAATGAAGCGGTTGATGACCGCCTCGCCGTAAGAGCCGTCGCGGAAGCGGTTCCGATAGCCGATGAGGCCCGGAATGTTCGCCGTGTCGGTTCCGCTCACGTCCTCATGGAACCAGCCCTCATAGTTCCCAAGATACTCCATGCCCGCCGCGTCGCAGGCGTTCTTGTGGCGCGTGATCGAGCCCAATTGTCCGAATACGGATGATGCGCCCGAGGCTGCGTTCACATACCAGTTGAAAATAATCTGATCCAGATTATCCTCAGATACGGCCACAGCGGCGTTGAACGCCGCGTAAAATTCGGAGGAAGTCTGCGCGCCGAACGGGTTGCCGTTTCCTGGAGAACGGCTCGTCCATTTGAACCCTTCGGAGAGGTAGTTCGTCGTCATGATCCCGAGGCGGCCGATCGGGAGCGAGGCCGAGGGGAATTCAGCCGAGAAGACGTTCCAGCCGTCAGCCCATTGCTGGGTGTTGGGGGCGGAAACATTCGTCTGCGCGCCGATCAGGAATTTCCATTGCTGGTTCGGCTTCATCTCGGCGATGACGCGGGCGATCTCGGTCGCCGCGAGATTTCCGAAATACGCCGCCCCGCCGAACGCCGTGTTGGCGCCGTATTGCGGAAGGCCGGTTCTCGACTTCAGATGATCCGTCACCGCCTTGGCGAAGGCGTTTGAGAGAGGGAAGTTTCCATAGCCCCAAATCTCGTTTCCGAAGCCGAGGAAGAAGATCGTGCTGTCCGGGTATCCGGCGTCGATGAGATCCTGGACGCGAGCCTGCGCCCATGCCCGCCATTCGGTTTTGGCCGAGGCGACGATCGAGGAGAAATTCGCCGAAACGACGGCGGCGTAGGCGTTGTAGAGCGCGACTTCGGAGGCGCTGCCGAATGGATTTGCGCCAGCCGCAGCCGTATAGAAGCCGTTCGGATCGCTCGCGGTGACGCCCATGCCGAAGGTTATGGGAACCTCGAAATGGAGCGCCGCGCCTTTCTCGGCGCATTTCTTCGCCCACATGTAGATGTTGGTCCCCTGCCTAAGCAGGTTCGAATTCGCAACATTTGGATTGCCGCTCGCCACCCATGAACGGGCGTTGGCAGTCAGGAGGTAGTCGGTCTTCGAAACCATGTTCGAAGCGTAGGCCGCCTTCCCCGCCGGCGAGCAGTGATCCATGATGCGGATCACTTTGTCCTGCGCGAGATCGGCGTCTCCTTCGGAAGTGAACGGTTCCGTCTCCCATGAAGCTTCGTCGGCCGCCCGGCCCGCCCACCAGCGGCGGACCCAGATGTTCGAGCCAGAGCTGTTGGTCAGGGTGAGCGGATTTTGCGACGTGTCCGCCGAAGTGAGCGTCCTTGCAAAGCGGCGGCGAGTGAAAGTGAACGCCGCCCCGCCATTGATGAGCGATGATTGTCCGCCCGAGACGCCGGTGACGGTCCCGCTTTCGGCCCATGAGCCGGTGAACGCGGAAGCGTCCGCCACATCTCCGGTCCTGACGTCGATCTGCATCGACCATGCGCCGGTCTGGAAATTGGCGAGAGCGGAAAGATTGTTCTGAGTGGTGCGCGGCTGCGTGATCGGCATCGATTCGCCAGGCGCGAGCATGAACCAGCCGGTTGTGGGGTCGCTCTCCCCATCAAGGACCTTCTGGATCGAACCTTTAAGGTTCGTCGTCCATATTTTGTTGGACCCTGCGGAAGCGGCTTCGAACCCGATGACGCGCGTCTTGTTCTTGAGAAGGACATGGAAACCGACGCTGATCGGGCTGTCAGCCTCGATCCCGCGCTGCATGATCGGCTTGCCGTCGAGCGTGTTGGGGATGAGGGTTCCAGGAGGCGGCGGATCAGCGGGATTTGCGAGCTGCGTATGCGTCCAGTTCTGGATGACGCCTACGTTGCCGGCGATGTCGCTGATGCTGAGAAGGAAGGACGCCGAGCCGACGAAGGAAGCGGCGGACTGGTCGAAATCGATGAGGCCGGTCGAGCCGATGGTGAAGGTCCCGGCTCCCGAAACGTTCTGCGTCGTGCCGAGATCGGCCCCGTTGATGTCGCGGAAGCGGACGGAGGAAAGATCGAGCGGATAGGTTCCCGCGATCCAGAAAGAAGCGGCGTTGAACGGGGTGAAATCGATCCCCTTCGTCGATTGCGTGGCGATGGAGCCTGAGCCAGCCGCTTGCGGCGCGACGACGGCGCGCCAGTCGATCGTTTTCGTGACGAGCGTCTGCGGCCCGCCTGCGGTCGCTTCGAGCGTGTAGGTGAGCGTTCCAGATGCCGAGGCGGGAGAGACCGGCGTCAACGTCACCTGCTTCCTGTCCGCCGAAATGACTGCAGAGCCTACGTCCAGATTGGCCGAGAGGGCGACGATAAAGTTGTTGTTCGCATCGTCGGAATTGGCGACCACATCGAGCGTGATCGACTTGTCCGCTGTGGCTGTGATGGTGGAAGGAAGGCCGTCCACAGGGGGATTGTGGATCGACTTGAAAACCGGGCTGCCCTGCACTGGATTGCCTGCCAAAGTGCCGGAATAGGTCGCGGTCCCTTGCAGAATCTCATTATTGGCGAAGACGCCGGTAAGATCGAAAACGCCCGAGCCAAGAGCGTTCTTCGTCACCTTGCCGGTAAGGGCGGCGGGAATGGTGATGTCCTCCGCCGCATCCGTGCCAAGCGCGGTTCGAACGTCAACCCGTTGAACGGTGGTCGCGTTCTCAGGCCATGTCACCGTTTGCACGGGATCGATGATGACGACGGGCGAGGCCGGACGATCAAAGGTGAAGGCTTGCGTATCGACCGATCTGGCGAGGGCGCCGGTCTCGGTTGCGCGAAGGATGAAAGAGCGGGTGACGGCCCCGCCCTCTACAGGGTAGGCGATGTTGACCCCATCCCATGAATAGCCTGCAGGCGGATTTGTGCCATCGGCGTTTTTGAGGGCGTAGGTGAGGCTTTCCGAATCCGAGAACACCGTCGACGCGGCGAGCGGGAAATTTCCGGTTTCAGCGATGGCGATCGAGATCGGCGTGACGGCGGAAAGGACGATCGGCAAGGGATTGGCGACCACATCCCACGGCGCGCTGACCTGAGCGGTCTTGCCGTTGGCGTCCGTCACCTTGTAGAGGCCGGTCTTGAGCCCGGAGCCGGTCGCTTGCGAAGTGAGCGAGGCGACGCCGTTTGAAATCCCTGAGAGCGTGAAATTCGTGAGCGCCGTTCCGTCAGAATTCAAAACCTGATAGGAAAGAGGCGCGGCCCCGCCGGAGAAGAAGACCTTCAAATCTTCCGTGAAGGCGGTCGGAACCCCCTCCGCGAAACTGCGCTGCGCCGGCTGCGCGACGGCGACCGGGCCTTGAACGACGGCTGGAATCTTCGTCCCCGTCGAATTGATCGTGACTGGCGTCCATGAGATTTTGCGATGGGTCGCCAAGTCCATCACGGCTTCGGCTTCGAAGCTCGCCTGAATCGGGGTTCCCTGATCGTAATTCGCCCGCCACGCCGGATCGACTTTCAGCCGAAAATGCTCTCCACCCAAATGCGTGACTAGGGTTCCCGTCTGCGCTTTGGTGAAAGCTCCCGAGACGAACGTCGCGCGGCCTCCGGAGGACGGAAGGCGGACAAGATAGGCCCCCGCATTGTCAGGATCGGGCGTAACGACGGGCGGCAGCGCGGCGGGCGCGCCGACGAGCAGCGCGTCGATGCCGGCTGAATTATTATAGAGCCGGGTATAGCGGTCGTAATCCGCATTCGACAGCGACTTCGATGCATAAACCAGCGACGCCGCCTTGTCTGGATAAACCGGCGTCGCGCCTTTCGGCACGTCGATGATTTCGCGGATTTGATAGACCGGCGGCTGCTGCGTCGTGACGGGTGGCATTGTTCACCTATGCGGGTTTGTCGGCGCGAAGCGCGATCTTGAAGCGGTCCATGCGGGCGAAATATCCGCCGTTGCGCGAGAAGCCGCCCCAATAGGGCGCGAGCGGAATTGTCGGCGTGACGGCCGTCGTGATGTGGCCGGCAAAAACGCCGTTGAGGAAGAAATCGGCGTTGCCGCGATAATCGATCTCGATGCGCAAAATCTGATAGACCGAATTGACGTGCAGCCTGCCGCTGTCGAAATTCCGGACGACGCCGTTCGCACATGCGACGCAGCGCCAGTTGTCGGTCGAGAAATTCGTGTCGAAGAGCCAGCCGACCGCATCTGTCGCGTTCGCGATCACCGACGAGCCGTTATGCTCCATCGGCATTTCAAGCGCCGAATTCTGGTCGGTGAAGCCGAAGAACAGCGCCGCGTCCGTCACGTCGTTATGAGTAACGTCGGCCTCGATAACGAGCCCGCGTTGCGAGCGATAGACGAGCGGACCGACCATCTGGACGCCGTTCACCGCCATCGTTTTCGTCACGGTGTTTTTCACGTCGAACGTTAAAAGGCCGCGTTCCGCCGTCGCGTCGATATAGGGGAGCAACGTCGCGCCGTCCGATCCCTTGGCGGTGTTCCAGAAGCGCGAATTCGGCTGCGTCGCGGTGCCGCTGGCGATCTCGTCGAAAAACTCGCGGCGCATCTGCCATTCGCGATGATCGTTCTCGTGCAGGATTTTCGGATCAAGAATTTTATTGTTTCCGAATGGAACTGTCGGATAGGTCGCCTCGTCGAAATAGGTGCGGCAATCGACCTTGTTGCCGGGGCCGATCTGCAAATTCGAAACGCCGGCGGCGGTCGCCTTTACGAAGGCGCGGAAGCGGGTTTTCAGTTTGAGACTGTGCGACGATCCGACGCCAAGCGCGGTAACGTCGATCGCCGTCGCGCCGCCCTCGTTCAGCTTGAGCGTGTCGGCGGTGATGTCGCGCGGAATGTAAATCTGTCCGTCCGTATAGCCGGCGATCGCGGTCCCGCCGCCCGCCGAATATTCAAGCTGCATCCCCGTGTCGTAACCGTGACCGACGATCAGTTCGTGCGCCGTTCCCGAGCCGGCCGAGGTCAGGTTGATCGCAGCGCCGCCCTCGCTCGCCGCCAGTTTGAAAACACTGTTGACGCCATCATAGGACCAGTCGCGGACATAATAGTCCGTGTCCGTCGAAAGACCGCCAATCGCGGCGCCGCCGCCATGGCGATAACGCAGCTTCTGATTGTTCTGGAAAACGCTGCCAGCGAGCGTGATCGTGTCATTGGCGACGCTCGCCGCCGTCGCCGGATTGAACACGGTCACGCTCGACAAGGTAAGCGTGTCGTTCGCGGTTGAAACGACCGACGCGGACGACCCGTCGAAAATCCGCACATAACCGACGCCGTCGTCGCTCGTCACAGTGTTGCCGTCGATCTGCACGTTCGGTGCGGCGACCGCGATCACATGATCGATCATGTCGTTGAAGCGGTCGGCGGTGAGGCCGAAGCGGTCGCGGAATTGATTGTTGAGGATCGCCGCGCCGTTCCACAAAGACCCCTTCAACTCGATCGCCGGCGCGTTCGTCTGGATGATGAAGGTGTTGCGCTCGATGACGAGACCGCAATAGGCGTTGCCGACAAGATCGGTCGACTGATTGTTGAAGGTCGCGCCCTTGCCGCTGTCGGTGGCGAAGCGGTTGCCGGAAATCTCCAAAACACGCGAATTCGAATTCGTGCTGGCCGCATCGACCAGCATGTCGATGGCGGCGACCGTCGTGTGATCGATGTAAGAATTCCTGATCCAGACGTTGGTCAGCGACCCCGTATCGCCCGACGGCTTTCGCAAGCGCAGTCCGACCGGCCTGCCGTCCGCCGCCGATTCGGTTTTCGAAAACAACTGGAAGCCGCAGGACTGCATTTCGAAGGTGTCGATATTGGCGCCGGAAGCGCCAGACTGGATCGAAATGAAACAGCCATCGGCGTCGACATTGCCGGGAATTGTCGTGCCGCTCATTTCGACGCGATGAAGGCGTTTCACCGACGTGTTGTTGTAATCGAAGATCGAGTCTGCGGCCCCGGCCTGGACGCCGAATTCGATGTTCCATTGATCGCAGAGGATAAGGCCGGCCTGCGTCGTTTTCAGCGCCTTGCCCCATCCGCGCCCGCCGATCCGCGAGATGACCCCGTCGCGCGCAAGCTGCAATTCGAACGCGGCTTGCGCCGGGTCCGGCGCGTTGAGATAGGAAATGTCGAAGCCGTCGATCAAAAAGCGGCGCAGATAATTCGGCGACGATCCGAGTTTGAACAACGTGCCGACGGTCCCGGCGCCGGACGCCACTTGCAACTGCGTCGCGTTCGGGACGCCGAGCAGCGCAATGAAGTCTTCCGTCGCGGAAGTCGCCGGCCCGACAATCGCCGACAGCGGCGTCACATCGTCGAAAACATAAATGCCGGGATGAAAATCGACGACATTCACGTCGCCGGCCGCAATCGCCGAAACCATGGTCTCCCACGGCGCCATGTTCTCGGTGTTTTGCAGGATGCCGAAATAGCGCGCCGGGCGGCGTTTGGCGCCGGAAAAATAATTGACGGCGGAAAGCTGGCTCGGCGGGCGCGTCGCGCTCATCGTCGCGAAGCCGTCCTCATTGAGCGCGCCGGGCGAAAGCGCCGCAATCGCTTGCGCGACGCGCAGCGGGTTCATCTGCGTCACTTGATCGGTTCCGGCTTCCGCTTGCGTCTGGCTCGCGAAATTCGGGGCCAGCGGATCGGCGTTCGGCGCGGCGGCGGCGAGAATGTAGAGCCTGTTGTCGCCGGTGTTCTTGTAAATAGCCCCGGTGGCGGCGTCGGGGTCGGCCCATGCGGCGGCGGCGTTTGCAAAGGCGCCGATGTAAATCGTCCCAAGCGCAGCAGCGACATCTTCCGCTTCGAAGGCAGCGGCCTCAGAGCGCAGCGCGTCGGTCGCGCTATAGGCCGCATGATGCTTCGCCGACCTCAGCGAATAGATTTCATGCGCGGTTCCGGTTCCGAGCGAGGTAATATCAACGGTCGAGCCGAAGCGCGAGCCGGCGAGCTTGAACGAATTCGGATCGACGACTTCGACCCAATACTGCGTGTTGTGGACGAGGCCGACGGGGGCGGTTCCGCCGCCATTGCGATAGGTGACAGGCTGATCGTTGACAAGGCCGTGCGCAACCTTCGTAATGACGTTCGTCGTCGTGTTGAGATCGGTCTGGGGATTGAAGGTGAACTTGTCGCCGGTAACGCCTTCGACGGGCGTATCCACTGCGGCGTTGGTCCATGCCGCGGTGTCGTCGCGGGCGTCCTCGGCGGCGGCTTGTGCGGTTTCCGCGTTCGTCTCGGCGGTCTCCGCGCCAGTACGCGCCGTTTCCGCGGCGGCCTGAGCCGTCTCCGCATTCGTTTCGGCCGTCTCTGCATTGGTTTCGGCGAGTTCGGCGGCCGTTTTCGCAGTCTCCGCCGCCGCCTGGGCGCTCTCCGCCGCCGTTTGCGCGTTCTCGGCGTTCTGCTCGGCTAGTTCTGCATTCGCCTGAGCCGTCTCGGCGAGACTTTGAGCGAGTTGCGCCGCCGTCGCGGCGTCAAGCGCTTCATTTCGCGCCGTTTCGATGTCCGATCCGATGATGTATAGGATCGAATCCGTTTCCGGGGTATAATTGTCGATGGTGCGGAAAAGAAAGGTCGCTTCGTCCGGCGTCAGCAGGTCGATCTTGTAGTCGCCGATGCCGGATTTCAGCCAGCAAGCGGCGATGCCGGCGGCGTTGGTGACGACGGGATTTGAGAGCGCGACCGTCCCCGCTTCATCCGCATAGGCGGCTTTCGGCGTGGTTGTCCCGGCTGCTCGGGTTCTGAATTTCGCGCCGGGGACAGGGTTCCCAGAGGCGTCGAAAGCTTGGATTGCGACAAGCTGTCCGGCCATGGTTTCGGGGGCTCCAGTGAAAACCCCGCAGATGCGGGGTTTGGTGGGTAGACGGATCGATTGGTGGTTAGTCGGTTATGCGGCGACGATGATTTTCGTCGGAATCGTCATCAAGATTGCGGCTCACTGGCTGCGGTCATTGCTTTGAAGAAGAATGTTCGCCTGCGGGCCGGTGCGGAACGGGATTTGCGGCGGCGGCTCTGCGACTGGCGCGAGCCTTGCTCCGCCGGAACCGAAGAAAACTTCCTCAAGAATGTCGCTCACGCGCTCGGCGCGCCGTCCGCTCAAGGCGCGATTGAGTTTTCTCGCCGCTTTGCGCGGGAGAGTGGACAACGGATTGTCAACCAGTTCTTCGGCGGCCCTGCCGGTTTTCGATTGCGTCGCGCGCTCGAACGCTTCTTTCGCCCTGAGGCGCGGCTCTGTTTGTGATCCCGAAAACGGATCGATGACGCGCGCCTTGAGCGAGCGTTCTTCGGCCTTCTTGATCGTGTCGATGAAGGCTTGCGCGTCCTGCGGATCATCGAAGAGAACGCGAACCTTTCGCCGGAATGATTCCGTCGCGAAACGTCTCCCCGCCGTGGCGCCATCCTTAAGATTGTCGATGGCGTCCTCAAGCTGGTTCATGACGCCGACGCGGAGAAATTCCTTCTCGGATTGCGTCATCGCGCCGATGTCGGAGGCAAGATCGTCTGCCGCATATCCGGGATTGAGGAATTTCTTCCCGAGATTGAGCGCATCGTCGGCGGCGAGCGATCCGGACCAGATGTCGAGACCTTGCGCATATTCAGGCGACAGGCGGATAAGGCGCGAGCGGAGTTCGTCGCGGGCGATGATGAGCCGGCGCGCTTCCGCTCCCTTTCCGGCGCGCACTCTCGCGCTCACCATGTCGTCAAGATTTTCCTTTGCGACCTTCAAGACTTCAAACGGTGTGCCGTCTTGGCTGTTGGCGAGTTCGCGCGCCGCTTTCGTCACGGCAGCCCGAACGGCCGGACGCTCACGGATGAGGTCGTCGACAAAGCCGTCCGGAACCGGCGTCTGCCGCGCAGTTTCGAAAAGAGGGCCTGCCTGCGTCTGGCGGGCGATTTTCAGCGCCGAGGCCGCCGCGCGGACGGATTGATCGCTCTTTGAAATCGATCCGGCTACGACGCTGCGCACCTCATCAGCCGCCTCTCCCCTGATCCGCGAGACGAATTCGACCGCCGACGTTGGCCTTTGCGAGGCGATTTCGCGCTGCACGGCCTGCAGGGACGGCCCGGCGAGATCGAACAATTCGTCGGGATTGGCGCCGTTCTTCATCCAGACGCGCAAGGCGGCTTCCGCCTTGCTGCGCGAGCCGAGATCGTATTCGAGCGCGTCGCGCACGGCGGCGTAAGCGCGCCTCGCATCCTCCGGCGCTCTGGCGCCGGCCCGTCGCGCGTTGAAAAACTGCGCCGCCTTGTTGCCGATAATGTTGAACGCTGCGCCGGCTCCCGCGCCGATGGCGGCGCCTATGCCGGCTCCCTTCGCCCTTTCCTTAATCCCGCCGGTCGTCGATCCGGCGCCGTAAAGTCCGCCCTGAATGGCGCCGGTGGCGGCGGCGGCTACGGGGCCAGCCGCTTTGATGAGCCCTATGCCGCTTCCAAGAGCCCCGCCAGCGACTTCCGAGACGAGAGCCGTCACAGGACGCTCTTTCCTGAATTGCTCGCGTCCGGCCCTCTGGAAGTCCTGCAGATCGACGAATTCCTGACCTATCGCCTGCGGGATGGCGCGCAAATCTCCGGTGCGCGCCGCATTGACTATTCCCTTGCCGGTTCCGACCGTGGCGGCCAAGAGCCCGGAGGAGATTTCATCGGCGAATTCGAAGGACGCCCCTTGCGCTAGCAAAGTTCCCGGCCCCGTGGGCGCCGCACCGATCCGCCGGCGGCGAAGCTCGGCTTGCGCCATTTCCGGTGTGATCGCTTGCGGTTGAAGAGCGCGGCGGCGCTCCAGTTCGGCGCGCGCCATCTCAGGCGTGATTTCACCTGCCGCCATTGGCGATTGCCTCTAGTTCCGCATCCGAAAAAGATGAAAGATCAGGCGGGCCGGATGGCCCTTGAAGCGGGATCGGCGCGACGGCCTCCGTCAGCCCCAATTTGGCGTTGATGATGGCGTCAATGTTCCGGATTTTGGCGATCCACGCCTCCGGCCTGTCGGTGCGTTTCGGGACCATGTCGAGCAAGAGCGCCTGATCGCGATCGGTGAACACGCCCTCGCCGGCGACCCTGAAAATCTGCTTCAACACGGGAGCCGTGGCGGCGATGGCGCCTTCCGCCGTCTGCTGGTCAGCGCTGAACGCCGGGAGGCGACCGCGGATCGGTCCGGTTTCGGTTTCCGCCAGCGCCTCGATGAGGCCGTTACGGGCCGTGAGCCAGGTATTGAGCGCCTGCTGCTTTTCATTGCCGCCGGCCAGTTTGGCCGTATTGGCCGCTTGCGTCGCATCGAATTGCCGTTGATCCTCGGCAAAGCGCCTTTCGTCGAGTCCGATCCTCTGCCGGCTGAGATCGACTTCGGCGCTGCGCAAGCCTTCGCCGACGCGATTTGCCCTGCCCGTCTCCGCGATGCGCTGGCCTTCGAAGACGTTCTGCTGCTGCTGATTGGGATCGATCGCCGAGCGCGCAAGGCCGGTGAAGCCGTTTGGGACGCCGACGTTCTGATAGAGGATGGGAAGGTCTTCTTCGTCGAGAACGCCTTGCTCGACAAGGGCTTGGCCGTTGAGGTCGAGATAGGCTTTCTGATGCTGCGGGGAGAGGCTGTCGAGGAAGGCGGCGCTGTTCTGGATGTATTGGAATTGCGCCTGCTGTTTTTTCGCTTCGGCCTCTGCCTGTGCTGCAGACATGGCGCCGCGCTGTTGGGCGAGCCCCGCGAAGCCCGGCTCATTCGAGCGCAAGGCGAGTTCTTCCGCCCCTGTGAAATCCCCGCTTTCGAGAAGGTCGGCGAACTTGTTGCGGCGATTGGATTTGCCGACCGCGCCGCCGAGCAAGACGACATCCGCCGCCTTGCCGAGCCCGCCCACGAGATCGCGAAATGCGTTCATTGCGAATAGCGCTCCATGACCTTGGCGTAATCGACGGTCTTATATCCGGCGCGCACGCCGACCGCTTCGGGAAGGAGCCTTTCGACCTCATCCGCCATGAAGCCGACATCCTCGCCGGAAAGACCGAGCGCTTCAGCATCCTCATTCCAGCGCCAGCGATAGACGGCGAGCGGGCCGAATTGATCGATCTTCGAAATGTCGGACTTGAGGCGGCGATCGGAGAATCCTGTATAAGCTTGCCCGAAAGCGTTGCCGATGCCGGCGATTTGCCCCAGCGTCCCGAGGAAGCCTTGCCGCGTCGAGGCGATGTTCTGAGCGGTGTTCAGCGCAGCCTGTCCTTGGCTTCCGAGGATGTTGGCGACCCCCGTCGCGGCGCCGACGCCGAGCCCTGATTGCGACTGGTTGAGCCCGAGATATTGGGAGAGCGCGTTCTGATAGGAGCGCCGGCGCGCATCCTCGACGGCGTTCAATCGCGCCTGGCTGAAGAGAAGCCCGCCGCTTGAAAGCCCGGCGTCCACCGCGTCGCGCTCTGTTCGGAAAGCATTCTCTCCGCCCGTGAAGAACGGCGAGGCTTCGAACCGCGCGCGCGCCGCAGCGTTTTGTTCATCCGTGCCGAGCCCCAGAAAAGCGTTGGCGTTGCCGAACGCCGGCAGCCCGCCCTCGGCATAGGGCTTGATCTGGTTGATCGCTTGGCCTGCGAACTGGTTGAACTGTTCCTGACCGGCCCTGAGATCGCGCCGTTTCTTTTTTCCGCCGCCGCACATTGCTAAGCCTCGAATTTCATGACGCACATGCCGTCAATTTCCTCGTCGCCGACAAACCGGAACCCGCAGAATTCATTGAACCGCCGCGCATCTTCTTTCTGCGGATCGGAGTAGAGGACGATATTTTTGAAAACCCTCTTGCCGAATTGCGCCGCTTTACGCACGGTCTTGCAAAGCGTCATCCGCGCACGCTCTGTCTCTTCTGTCGAAAAAAGCCACGCTTGCGCTTTAACGCCGTCTTCCGACCAATAACCGAACACATTGCATGGATTGCCGCTGGGAGCCCTGACAATCCATGCGAACGGAAGCGCCTCTATCGTATTGCGCACGATATGCTCCGCAGGCGTTTCATCCGCCCATCTCCTTATCTCAAGAGCGTCGCGGTCGCGGATGTGATCGGCGACGAATAGCGCCGTCTCTGGCGTCGCTTGCTCAGCGACATAGCGCGCATCGTCCGCCGTCGTCGGGGCGATCACGAGTCGCGAAGCGCCTTGATCTTGTCGAGTTGCGCGAGAAGCCATGCTTCGACTTCGGCGTCTGTTTTAGGCATGTCGGCCTTCGATTCGAAAGCATGGGCGAGCCCGAACCCGTCAAGCCGCGTCGGCTGATAATTCCCGCTCCCGCCCTCATAGGCGACAAGGCAAATCTTGATGGATTTCATTTCATCCTCATGCGTTCAGCGCGTCGATGATTTCGTTGATCTTCGCGCCGAGCGCGTCAAGCGCCGTATTCGTCGTCGCGAAGTCAGTCACGGCGTGCGCCGTCGAAGCGTCGCTAATGCCGGTCGTTTTCGTCACTTTGCCGCCGACCGCCGTATCGACTTCCGTTTTCGTGTAAGCATTCGTGATGCCGTAACCGGCGATCGTCGTCGGCGTGCCGGTGAAGTTCGCCCATGCGAGATAAAAAGCTCCCGACTGGCCGTCGAGAAGATCGGCGTCGAGCCCTGAGCCTGATCCGTCCACCGTCTTGATGGCGGTGAGAATTTCGGCGGCGGTCTGATCGGCGGTCGCCCCAGCCTCTATGCCGTCGAGCTTCGTTCCGTCAACGGACGGATCGCGCCCGTCGATGGTGCCGGCGAGGACAATATTGCCGGGAATGTTGAGCCCGGCGAATTGAGGACTTGCAGATGTCCTTATGTCCTGCGCGAGGTCGAGCGTCGCGGTGTAACCGGGGCCGATGACGCCAGAGACGGTCAATCCCTTGGCTGGGGTCGCGACGGCGACAGCGGCGACATAGGAGCCGGTCGGGATCGCCAGCGTCACATCCTCTTCGCCGGTCGGGCCGTAAAAGTTCGTCGTGAAATTTTCGAGAACGAGCCGCATCGCCTCCGTGGCCGCTCCGGTCGTCAAGTCCACGATCGGCGTTTCGGGCGGAAACAGCGTCATCCTCAGCGAATAATTCCGCGCCATTACGTCACCGGCTCATTGTAGGTGAGGCCGTAAATCGGCCAGCCGACAGCGGCGGAATAGGCGATCTCGATCTTGGCGACAGGCGGCTGAAACGTGCCTTGAGCGCCGAACACCGCGCGCCAGCGGTATTGCGCATGGGTTCCGATTGGAGCCGTCGGTTCGTCGCCGAACGTGTGCCCGTCATAGGAAGACCTGAGCATCACTTGCGGATTATCGTCTTCGTCAATCCCCGATGCGTCGAGCCCGACGCCGGCCTGTCCTTCAATAACGATATTCGAAACCGGAACGCCTTTCGGGTCTTTGATCGCGAGGAAGAACGTCGCCACCCTTCTAACAGTAACCGCATCCTCCTTGAACACCGACCCGTCGAGCTTGTAGAGCCGCCCGTTCGAGAGCTTCTGGACGTAGAGATTGCCGAACGCCTCGACGAAATAATCGAAGGACCATTCCTTCATCAATTCGTCGCCGAGATCGCGACGGCGGTGCCAAGTGCCCACTTTGGCGTTGAAGAAGTAGGAGCCTTTACCAGGAATGAAGAGCTTCACGAATTGATGGCCGCGCCAGTTATGCGCGGTGAGCCGGACAAGCTCCTTATTGGCGAGGGAAAGCGAATCGATCTGCCTGACTATCCAGTCCTGCGAGATTTCCTCCGCTCCCGCTCCCGCCCAGCGTCTCAGCGTATTGTCATGGGCGACCCAATAGGCAGCCCCGCCTATCTGGCATCTTGCCCGGTTTCCGATCACGCCATATTCGAAGACCATCCCCTGCCGCTGAATGAAGGGGATCGTATCGCTGTCTGTGCCGGTCCAGATTTCGGTCTTGCGCGTGCCCTTCGCCAGCAAGTTCCCGCCGACGACGAGCAACGCCTTGATCTGATCGGGGTCGCGCTCGGCGGTGAAAAAGCCCTGAATCGTGGTGGCGTCGCCCGGCGCGGAATAAAAGACCCGCCCGGAATTATCCTCCGCATAGAGATGACGGTTGTTTACCACCGCAACGTCGATGATCGCGCCAGAGGCTCCCGCCGCCGTCAGATTGGCGGTGAAATCAGTGACCGTCGTTCCGGTGACGGTGTAGACTTTCCCTCCCGAATTCAGCACCGCTTGCGTTTGGGAAAGCCCCCAAGCGGCGGGCTTTGAATCGTTGACGATGGTTCCGGTGAGCTGCGTCGTAACCCCGGCGGAATCGGTCTTGCGCACCGTCGTCGAATAAACGCCGATGATGGACCCCGAGGCGATGGCGTCGGACTGGAAGCACCCACGGCCGATCGAGCCTCCGGTATAATCGGAGAAAGCCGTCAGTCCAGGCGTCGGCATCAAGCGCCAGTCCCAGCCGTAGCGCTCGTCCGCCGGCTCGGCGTACATGTTTTCGAGATGCGAGGACGGCAGGAAGAACGCCTCTTCAACGAGGCAGGACGGATCGACCTGAATGCGGGGCATCAGTAATCTAGAAACTTGACCGGTTCATCCGAATGATCGCGAGCCCCCGCGACCAGCGTCATGCGGCGCAAGGCGGTCGGCATCTGCGCGCGGTAGTAGTTCGCTCTTTCCTCCGGAACGAGCCTGCCGGCGGCGTCGCCCGCCACATATTCGGCGAAGCCGGGCGCGGCCCCGTCCGGCGTTTCGTTGATGTCCCAGAACGCGATCCCCATATGCGCAAGTTCCGCATGACAGGTCTCAAGGCTCGTGAGGATGACGGCGTTTGACGCGCCGTCCGCGCCCTGCCCTGCTGGAGCAAGTTTGAGAATGCGCGCGGCCATATCGGCGATGTCCGTTTTTGACCGCGCCATTTCGTCTTCCTCAAGCGTCGTTGTTGGGAATGAAGAGGATGACGGCGATCAGGGCGCCGGCGGTCGCCGCCGTTCCCGATTCCGTCCGCGTCAGTGAAACCGTGACTTCATTCGCGGAATAGAGGTCGTCGGAAGTCGCGAGATCGTCCGCCGATTTCTTGCCGGCGGAAGCGACGGAAACCGCCGACATGAAGCCGTTCGGATCGGCGTTGGTGCCCATGTCGAGAAGATCGGACACGCTTGAATTGAAAGCGGTCGTGACGACGACATAGGCGTCTTGAATGATGGAGCCGGCGGGAAGTGTCGCAATGTCGACCTCCACCCCGGTCGGAAGATCGAGCAGCGCGAACGCCTTGCGGTAGTAGTGCACCTGTTGCGTGTGCAGTTGGCGAGCCATGAAATGATCCTTTCGAGAAAAACGGGGAGGCGGTTAAGCCTCCCCTATGTGCGTCAGAGCGTGGCGATGACGGCGTGATAGCCGGTTGCGACGCCGTGATCCTTGAGGTCGCCCGTCTCCGTCGAAGCGTTGGAGCCGAACGTCATTTTCTCGATCGCGTCGATCGTTTCGATGGCGACGCCGTGCTTGTCGCCATAGTCGAAGTCCTCAGTGACGGACTTCCAGCGCTTGGCGAGACCGTGGGCGATCGCCTGCGCGCCGCAGAGATAGACCGGGGCGAGCGGGATGCCGGCGGCGCCCGCCGTCGCCCAATTGGCGATGCTGAGATTGTCGACCTCGTGAACGATCATGCCGTCCCAATAGATGTCTCCGCCCTGGAAGAGCCGGTTGTTCTCCTCCGTGAGCGTCACATCTTTCTGGGCGTTGGTGATGACCGTATCCGCCTTGATGTCCGCCATCGTGCGCGGATTGACGAAGACGACATAATAGCGCCGGTTCTGCGCCGAAACGCGGATCGGACGGATTTTCGGCGAGGCCGCGAGCGCCTTGCGGCGAAGGCGCGATAGAAACGCCGCGGCGTCGCCGGCCGAATCCCACCCGCCGTTGGCGACGGTAAGATCGGTCAAGGTGGCGGAGAGGTCGTAAGTTGCGCCGCCGGCCGGCGCGTCGGTCGCAAGCGCGATCGGAGCCGCAGCCGCGGTGCCGCCGAACATCACGCGATCGGTGTTGTCGTCAAGCCATGCGTCTGCCTGCGTCGCGGTCGCGGAAGCGTAAGCGACGCCGTTGATGTCGGAAAGCGCGGCGATGATGCGGTTCATCGAACCGACCTCCATCGCCCAATCCATCAAGGTCGCCCGAGCGGCCTTGCGAAGATCGATCGCGGAATACTGCTCCTCGATCTCGGCGACGCGCACCGCGTTGCGTAGTTTGTCGACCGTCACGGCGAACGAGCGTGACAGCATCGCCTCTTCGTTGCCCTCCAAGGTCGAGGAGCCGGTGACGCCGGCGCCGGCGAGCTTGTTGACGAGGGCGAAGGTGATTTTCTGATACCTCTTGACGGTATCTTCCTTCATCTGGATGATCGAGTTCTCATCCGTTCCGAAATAACGCTTGAACGGATTCTCCTGGATGTACTCCATGAAGAAGTCGGCATCCCATTTCTGCACCTTAAGGCCGGCAGCGGCCACTGAGTTGGTCATTTGAGGTCTTTCCGGCGGGGACTAGCCCCGCTCTGAGAGGGTCGGCGTCTCGCGACGCTGATTTCCGGTTGAACGATTACCGAAGCAGGGCTTCGAGGGAAGAATCGGCCGGAACGGACTTGTTGCCGCCCTTGCCGCCCTTGTTGAAGTTGCTCGGCATTGGTTTTTGCTTCTGCGCGGGGGGCGCTTCCTCGTCCTCGTCGTCGGCCTGCGTTTCCATCGCGGCCTTCAATTCGGCTTCGATCTGCGCCCGGAGGGTCTTTTCGTAAGCGTCAAGCCCGCCCGCCTCCGCGATCTTGCGTAGATGGTCGGCTTGAAGTTTCTGCGCGTAGGAGAGGCGTTGCTGGTCGTCATGCCATTGGACGATCTCGCGCACGGGATTGCGCGAATTGTCCGCCGCCTGAATGAGAAGCGGGTTCGTCTTCGCCGCTTCCTGAAAGGCGAGTATGGCCGCATTGACCTTTTCTTCGCCGAAGGTGACGAGGGCGTTGTCGAGCGAAATCTGGAATTTCAGATTCGAGAGGTCGGCGCTCTGCGTCTGGCGCAAGGCGTCGTGATAGCCCTTTTCGTCGTCCAAAACGCTCGGGACCTCTTCCGGCGGCTTCTTGATGAAGGTCGACCAGTCCGGCTGCGCCTTTTGCTTCGCCTCCAATTCGGCGAGTCTTTTATCCTTGGCGTCAAGCTCGGCCTTGAGCTTGTTCTGGACCTCGAGGAAGGCGGCCAAGGGAACCGATCGCTGTTCGCGCGGCTTCTTGGGCTTTTCCTCTCCTTCATCGCTCGCCTCGGCCGGTTTTTCCTCAGCCTCGGCGTCCGCCTCGTCTTTCTGCGCCTCATCGGATTCGGCCTCTTCGACCTTCTCTTCGGGCGCTTCCGGCGTTTTCTCTTCGGGTTCTTCTCCTTGCAGAATGTCGTCAAGTTCGCTCACGTTCAGTCCTCTGCCCGTTCAAGCCGGCACCGCTTCAACGCCCTTCATGCGCAGGCGACGCGCCAACGCCCGTTAACCCCGGCGACGGGTAACTCACTGGACCGTCTGCGGCTCGCGCGGCTCCGGCCCCATCATCGCTTCGGCGAAGGTTTTCATCGCCTCGATCTCTGTCTTCTTCGCTTCCGCGATCTTCTTTTGCGTGTCGGCGTTCGTGTTGTTGACGCCGGCCTCCGTCTCCGGATTGGGCGCCGCCGCCTGTTGCTGGAGGATTTCAAGGAGAGCGTCCTTGTTCCTCAGATTCGGCGCGGCGCGCAGGTAAATCTCCGGCGGGAAGACGACGCCGGCGCTCGCCAGCGCGACAAGCTGCTCGAACTGCTCGCCGGCCAGAGTCACAATGTCCGGCGCGTCCTCGATGATGATGTCAACGTCCATCTGAGCCACGGGACGCGAGGAAAAGCTGATCTGATCGGGCGCGACGCCTTGGGCTTGCGCCATCTGCGCGATCTGAGGCGGGACGTTGAGCCCGACGAAACGGACATTGCGTTCATCGTCGGTCACGCGCACCCATTTCGGCGCGGTCCAGAACTGGCGGATTCCCATCCACATCTTGCGAAAGACGTGGCGATCAAGGACGCGCAGCCGATCGAGAAGGGCGCCAAGCTCGATCAAATTCGCCTGCTGCTTCGCCTGAATGGCGACGCCGGACTTTTCCGGCCCCTCCTGCCCGCGGAGCGACGATGACGCGCCGATCCGGCGGATCGATTCCTTGGCGTCCTGCAATAGCTGGAAGTGGCCGACCACTTCAGCGTTATTGTCGATGAGGCCGACATCCTCGCCCCACTTCGCATGTTCGGCAAGCTCGATCGCGCCGTCAGGCTTAGCCAGCTCGCGTTTCAAGGCGCGGACGTTGACGATCGCCCCCTTCTTGTAGAAAAGCTGCCGGACGTTGAGATGGTGCAGCAATTTCGATGCGCGCTTGTTGATCTCAAGCTGGCGATCTTTCAACTCCCTTACCAACCCCGACCGCTCATTGTCAGGATCGATATGCGCGCTCATCCACTCGTAAGGATGGGTCGACGCTCCGTCCTCATCGACGATCGGGCTCGGGCCGTATTTCAATAGCCCGTCTTCGCCGCCGGTGAACTCGGCGAAGTGCCAGACGCCGCGCTTTTGATAATAGACGATGCAGACGCAGACGCGCTTTTCCTTGGCGTCATACCAGCGATGCGAGCGCGGCTTGTCGTCGTGCATCGTGTCGTCGGCGTATTTGATCAATTTCGCCGCTTCGAGCTTTTCTTTGTTCTCCTCGCCGTACTCGAAGACTGCATCGTCAAAATCGAGCCAGCGCACGAGCCCGCGATAGGCGGCGTCCTCGAAATCAGGCTTTGCGGAGTGAACATCCCACCACATCCGGTCCCAATCGTTCTGGGACAACTCAAGCTCGATTTCCCCGTTTGGCCTTCGGACGGGGACAAGCTCCATCCCGCCGAAACCGATTGTGAGGAGGTCGAACCAGACGCCGGAACGCTTGTCGTCATATTCCTCGCGCTCGGCGACGAAGCGCAAGGCGTCGGTCGCCGCCTCGGCGTCCTGTTCGTGCAACGGCGTCCTTGGAAAGGCGCGCGGGTCGGTCCGCTGCTGCTTTTCGAGCCCAACGAGGAAGTCGATGACAGGCTTGATCTCGTTGTAGACGTTCGCCGCCTGCCCCCTTGAAGCAAGCTCCTTGATCTGTTCGGTCGTCCATTGCCGGTTGAAATAGAACCAGCGATCATCCTCCCAGCGCTCGCGCCATTCGATAGAATTATGGTGCCACGTCTCGTACCACGAAACGAAGGTACTGTTGTCAGGCGCGGCCTCGCCGTCGTCGATATTCGTCAGGCCGTCAGCCATGATGCGTCTTCATCCTCGCTGTCGTGATCGTACTTGTCGCGCGGCTTCTTGGGCGGCTCAGGTTCCGCTGGGCGGATCGAACAGTTGACCGCGAATTCTCCGAATGCGTCGGCTCCATGCGAATTGTCGTCATGAAGAGGGCCTTGAAACGTCTGTAGCGGCTCCGACCAGCGCCGGCGATAGTTGCGCAGCCGCTTGCGGCCAAGTTCGGTTTTTTCCTGATCGAACCACACGCACGGGAAGAGAGAGCGCGCGGCGTTGATGCGCTCCTCCGGCCCTTGCGCGACCCCCACCATGACCGGCGATACGCCAAGCTCCCGAAGCGTCTGCACGCGGGACTTCGCGCCGGCGCCCCATTCCCGGACCGTCACATCGTGCGGGAAATAATGCTTCGAATAGCGATAGGGTTTCGACCTTATCGCCTCTTCGACGATAAGCTGCGCGCCGTCTCCCGATGTCTCGTAATAGTCTATCGCCCGGACCTGTCGGCCGTTTTCCTGCATGAACCAGACCGCAGTGTAATCGTCGACGCCGATGTCCCACGCCGTGATGACAGGCAAGGCCGGATCATGAGGGAATGCGCCGATCCTGCCGTCTCGCTCGGCGGCGATAAGGTCGCGGGCGTAATAGCTTCCCTCAGTGACGATCTCGTAAGAGCCGCCCCAGATGTGCGCGGCTTTTTCCGGATCGGTCGCATAATCATGCTCCATCTCCCTGCGCAGGACTTCCGGAAAGAACGGATTGTCATTCCAGTTCGCTTCAACGACCAGCGCCTCGGGCGGCCGCTTCATCCCCCTGAAAAAAAGATCGACCGCATCCGTGTCAAAACGCGGGTTCCATGCGAACCAAAGCTCAGACCCATCTTTGCGGATCGTCGGCCGGAGAAGGTCAAGCGACCGCTGGCTAAGGCTCTGCGCCTCCTCAACATAGGCGAGGTCGTACCCTTCCAGCGATTTGATCGAATCTGCGGTGTGGTTCTGCATCCCCTGGAAGATCAGCAGCCCGTCGCCGGGCGACCGGATGACCGCTTCCTGAACGTCGAACAGCGAGCCGACGCCGAACGCCTCGATCTTATCCTCGATCAGCCGTTTGACCGACTGCGAAAGCGTCCGCTGAACCTCTCGAATGCAAGCCGCCCGATAGCCAGGCCTCGTGATCGCATTGACGACAAGCCTTTCGGCGAAGAAGTGCGACTTCCCGCTCCCGCGCCCGCCATGCGCTGCCTTATACCGCCCATCCGCGAGAAGCGGCTTGAAAATCCTCGGGCACTTGGTCCTGATGACCGTCATTTAGCAGATTGTTGCGCTCGGCTCGGTGACGCTATGTCATTTCATCGCGCAGGATTGGCAGTATCGTCCAAAGGATCGACGATTTCCGTCACGACTTTCTGCACCTTCACGCCGATCTCGCCGCCGAGATTATGATCGATGCGGTCCCCGTACTTCTTCGGCTTCAGCTTGCCGGCAGCCCATTTCCGAGCGTCGATCTTGACGCGGCGGTCATCCGGCGAAAGCTCGGAAGTATCTGCAATGTCGACAATTTCCTGAGCGTAAACATCGGCTTGCGCCTCGCGCGCGCGCGCGTATTTGTCGGCGAAGTCGCCGTCTTTCGCCAATCGCTCGTAGACAGCATCCTTTCCCGGCAGGTGCGCGTCGGCGCAAATCTTGACGACTGCCTCGCCGCTGGCGATGCGGCGCAGGATTTCCTCTTCCTGCTCAGGCCGCATAGTCTTTGAGCCTTATGGTTGGTTGGGATTCCTGGGCGTGAATGCGTTGGGTGATCTTCTCGCCGGTGGAAAGGGTTGCGGTGATGTCGGCATAACCGGAGCCGGTCGGTCCGGTGAGGATGAAGGAGAGGACGCCCGCGGCGATCGTCGGCGCGGAAACCGCGAGATTGCTGCCGGCGGTGACGACCGACGAAATCGTGTCTCCGGTTGCGAGATAGTCGCTGAGATCGAGCTTGATCGCGCGGATGTCGCCTTGATCGATGAAGATCAGCGCTTGGTTGCCGCGCGCGTCCATCCCTTGCACGGCGATGTCGCCATTCGCCATCCGCCTAATCCGAAGCGACAATTACTTCCTCCGCCTGTTCAGGGGTTGATCATCTTGCCGGCGCCGGCAAAGAGATGCCCCGCCAGCGGTTAGGCTGACGGGGCTGGATTGGTGGGCCGACAGGGCGCTTATCCTGTCCTTACGGCGCGCAGGTACCCCCGCAAGCTTTTCCTTTGCCCCTTCCGGGGGATTTGTATTGGCGGGCCGTGCTCGGACCTCTAAGGATTTGCCGTCCTTCGCGTGTCAAACGCCGCCAATTCTGTTTCCCCTATGGGGATATAACGAAAGCCTTATGCCGTAAAGCGGAAAGCTCCTGGCGCGTATTCTTCGGTTTCGAGATAGAGCTTGCCGTCGATCCTGACGAACCTTACGTCGCGCCCGTTAGGGCCGCCGCTCAAAGTGAAGCCGGTATTCCAAGCGTCATTCCCCTCATGGATCAACGTCAACCTTGAGGCGTCCTCTTCTTTCGGCTTCGGGAGCGCCTGAGCGCTCACCATCAAAGCTACTGCGCCTATGAGGAAGGAACGGCGGTGCATCGTCTCTCGTCCTAAAGGCTTTCGCGCGGGCCGGGCGCTACTCCGGCTTCTGACTCAATGACGGGCCTCGGTCCAGTTGTGCGTGCACGCTTCTCTGCGGTAGCCCAGCATCGTCGCATATATCAAACCTTAGATGCCTTAGGCGTGTCTGCTTTCCACGCCGCCGCGCGAAACTCTGAATTCATTGGCGCAGTGCGCCGAATACCGGGAAATTGGCGTAAATCGTCCCGAGCGTCAAGCGGTTAGCGCGGATCGAAGGTCGAAACCGTGAAGTTCCTGCTTGAGACGCTTCGAAATTGCGTTGAGCTGTTCGGCCTTGAGGTTTTTCAGCCGCTTGACGGTGAGGCCGGTTTCTTTGGAAAGATCAGGCCAGCGTCGGCCGCACGCCTTGCCCCAGAGAACGTCCCTGGCGCGCAGTTTATCGTCGGCATGGATGAACCGCAGCCAAAGCAAAACCTCGCTGTAGCGCGAAATCTGTGCCGCCGTGGGGCTATCCGGGCGGAAGGTCGTCTCGTATTCAGGAAGCTTGCTTTCGAGGCGGGAGGCCCGCGCCGCGAAAATGTCCGCCGGCGTGTGCACCACATCCGGCCAGCCGTTGCCGTAGCCGCGGCCGCGCGGCGCTTCCATCGCACGCTCGACCCGCGCCGCTTCGATCAGCAGCGCCCAGATGATTTTCGGCAAGGTGGCCTCGGCGCTGTCATAGCCGCAGGCGATGCAGAGCTTGAAGCCGTGGCGGATCGCATCGATCGTCCGGATCGGATCGATCGCCGTTCTGAGCGGCCGCTCTTCCTTGAGGTCGCAGGATTGGGCGGGGGAGGTCAAGCGGATGGCTCCTTGCGTTCTTCAAAATACCGCCGCAATCTGTTCATCGCGCTTTCGTCGCCGCGCTTTGAGAGTTCCGCCGCGTAAACCAAATTCGGGCGTCCGGTCTCCTCCTCGAATTTCTGCATCTCGCGATGAAAATCGGCGGAGTCCATGCAGGCGGCTATGAATTTTGCGGCGGGCTCGCTCATTCTGTCTCCGGGGGC